ATTCATCGTTTGAGGCAGTGCTGCTAGGCGCTGGAATGGGGTTTGAAGGCCGGATACACTCATATCTGCTTAGTGAAGTTATTTTAGGAAATCCTATCGTTTAAGGCACCATAGGCACATAGGTCACTTTTACGTTGGCGATCGTGGCCGTTAGGAGAGAAGCGCCGTTCATCGCACCCGTTAGCACGATAGAGGTCGTGGTGCCGTCGGTCGCCAGAGGCACATACACATCCACCGACACATTCTGGAGCGCCACACCGACCGCCGGGACTACTGTTACAGCACGAGAAGGGGTCACCGTGCCACCAGTAGGGGCAAGGGTGAGGTTGAACCACTCCGCAGCAGTCGCCACGGCGCTAAACGTCACCGACATCTGCACGTGAGCCATGTAGTTCGCATAGCCGACGGGGGTGTTCGCACCCAAGTCCGCTTGTATAAGGGCGCAGTTGACGAATGTCAGCACACCACCAGCCGCCGACAGAGTCGCACTCTGCGCCCCAGCCGGCTCCACCACACGGGGACCGAAGCCCGCCAAAGGAACCCAAACGGCGCCAGCGCCGAGCCAATTGGTCGCCGGATCATCACCGCCAAGAATGCTGGTTTGGGGGGCTGCGGTGCCGACAGTGGCACCGCCAGAAAACACATACGCACCGCCATCAAGATCGGAGAATGCTATGTCGTTGAGGTAATACTGTTTGGTGACATCCCAAATATCGCCGTTACCTACTTCGTTACGACGGAAAGACGCAGTCTGAGAAGCAGCGGTTCCAAGAACACCTAAGCGCTGGACGGGGTTCTTCAAACTCTCAAGTGAAGCCATGTTATATTAGAGGAGGCGAAAAAAAACGTAGCGAATTTACATTAGCCGGGCGGACAAACTTTTACCCGCCCCCGCCATCGGGCGACCACCCTCCTCCTTCTTCTCGGCGGATCTGGGCGCGCTACCACTGGGAGCCAGACCCATACGATTCGCCAGAGCCATCATCTTCCCGCCGATCATGCGGGCAAGGCTGGAACGAGTTCCCGCCGGAGCCAGAGGTGCGGCGATGATGTCTTGTTCGGATAGAACGCCCTTGATGATGCGGGAAGATCCGCGCACCGACTCAAAGAAGCCGGAGTTTGCCGTAATCACGAACAACTGGGGGTTCACGGGGAAGCCGAAGGTGTTGCGAACACGCACGTTGAACTGGAGAGTGAAGTTACCCACGAGCGAGCACGCTTGGCCGGACTGGAGTGTGAGATCCACGCCGGGCTTCAGCACGAGGAAGCCACCCACCGTAGACACACGGGCACCCACGGCGCCGGTAGGCACACGGCCACGGCCAGACCACGTGTTCCAGTCCACATCTAGGCCGTTCCTTACGGACATCTGGTATAACTGCTCGGGGGTCTGCGAAGACAGCAGCCCGGAAAAGTTGTCAAAGTTAACGGATAGCGGGTTCTGGGGGCGATCGCCATTCTGGCCACAGTCAATAGGCAGATAGGACGTGCCATACTGGGGCAGAGTGGGGTCATGCGAGCGATTGGCCGCCACCGTGCCCGCATCCGCAAGAGCCTTGCAGTAAATGATGAGAAGGTCGGGGATCTGGGGGAGCGTGATAGTCTGGGAAGTGAGCTGCTCCGCCGAACCCGCCGCCATCGCCGACGTGAGGGGCTGGGTGATGTAACGAGGGAACTCCATGTAGGGCACCACGCTCTTCGGGGGCAGAGGGATATCAAGAGAAGGCGTGAGGAACTGAACGTTGATAAAAGAGTTCTCAAAGGGGCCGTTCGCCCGGGACTGGTTATACTGAACCGGGTTGGCCCACGTTGCCGGGGTGTTGAGCCCCGCATAGAAGAGCTTCTGTAGCGAGCCTACCGTGCTGTTACGCAGACGCAGCGAACGGCCGGGATCACGCATATTCATCACGAGCTGGATATTGTTGATGCCGAAGAGGCCCGTGTCGGAGCCGTGGCTGTCAGCGAACACAAAGGGGGAGAGGATCAGCTTCTCCGTCGTGCGCCAGCGCAGATACACGGTGTAGAGGCCGTTCACGGTCCCGGTGCCGTCGTCCGTTGACACCGGGACACCATCCACGTAGTTAATAGTAAGGCCATTCGCATCTATGTAGAAGCCGTTGCCAACCAGAGCCGCCCCCGCCGGATTCGTGAAGGCCAAGTTCGCCCAAGAGCCGTTGGGCTGCTCGCTGTAGGAGTGAGCCATGTTGGTATAGCCGGAGATGGGGTCGTTGGTCGCATTCAGCGCGTCCGAGTTCTGCTGGTATTTATCCAACATCGTCGGGCAAGTGCGCTGTAGGCGGTTAGGGGCATAGTCCGTCAGCCGGAGAACCTCCGTCATAACATCTTGGGAGTTGATGGTAACCGTGGTGTCGTTGATGGTCGCCGTCATCGTCGCGCAGAGGGAGTTCAGCGGGAAGGCCGCCAGAGATCCATCTACGCCCAACTGGAAAAGAGGCTCGCCTACCGGATACTGCCCCCCCGCCGTGTCGTCTATACGGACGGCAATCTGGAGGAACACGGTAGAAGACCAGTCCAGATCGCGAGCCACATACACGTTCTCGGAGGGAACGTATATATTGTAGGTGTGCTGAGACTGGGACTGGGAAATCGCCGCAAACGGGGCGTTGGTGAGGGACAGCGCACCCTTTTCCACAGCATACTTCGGGCGGGTCTGCACAATGCGGTCATCAAACACTGCCAACTTCTCAATGTCAGCGCTCATTGTTGTTATACTTAGGAAGCATAAAAAAAATGAGGAAAAGATAATAATTTAAGAGCGGTAGTCGGTTTTGCGGAATAACATTTTTATATTGATGTCGGAGCAATTTGCAGCCGTAAGGGGAATCAGTTCCCCAGTTAGCCGGTATTTCCAGAATACTTGGATATCTATATTGCGGATCTCCTCGTGGGAGGCGGTCATGGAAATCATTCTGTATTCTGCCGTAGGCTCGTATTGGGTGAAATTGCGCCACCCCTCGGCTCCCTCTAACTGCTGGTCAATAGTGAAATCCGTTATGATCGGCTGGAAGGCGCTCTGGGAACCACTTGAGCCACCGCCCAAATTGCCAGCGTTCAAATCCACAATCGCCGAGTTATACTCCTTCTTAATCGGGAGCATCGCCGAGGTGAAAACAATCCCCGCCACCGGAGACCACATCGCATCGGTAGAGCGGTAGTCTTGGACGACTTTCCAGTAGAGATTCTGGCGATCCGTCGGGATGAGGAAAAAGGGGTTATAGTCGGGAGGAGCAGCCGCCGGGTTTCCTTGTAGTAGGGGATTGTTGTTGAGGATGTTCGTGTATAACTGGTTCACAAATAGGATTTCGTAGGAATAGAGCCAAGGGCCGACGCCGGAAAAAGTGCTTGAGTTTCCAAGGGTGATACTGAAAACGTTGGGAGAAATAGTAACCGGTAGAGGGAATAAAAGAGTAGAGCCGCCTACAGCCCCGTAAAACATATTGGGGAAATTCGCCAAGAGGTTCATTAGTTCCGTATTGAAGAACAGCCGGAGGTAGGGCTGGGTCGCACCAGAAGGAGGGTCGGCTGCAACATAGACTGGGGGAACAAAAGCCGGGACGCTCTGCTGGGTTCCTTGGGGCGTGCCATAGCGACCGGGAAGTGGAGGACCGCTCACAAGGGACCCGCTGATATTGAAAGCCCTCGTGTCGCCGTAGAGTTCAAAGAGTTTGGTGATTTCATTATACTTGATAAAGGGCACATCGTGGTCCAGAATGAATGAGTTGATTCCGGCTTGGGTAGTTACACCCGTATAGGGGGAAGGCTGGGCCGTCGGGAGGGCAGCCCACGCAGCTTGGAATGCGGTCCATAGAGCCACATAGGACTCATATAGAGCGTTATTTACAAGGGTTGCGAAGTGGCTGTAGGTATACACCCAGTAATACCGGGTAGAAAGATCTTGCTTCGCTATTCCCGTTGCTGGGACTTGAGGAACCGGTGCCAGAGTGCGATTTTGAATTTCCGGAATATACCGGATAGGGGTGCTTTGAGGAGCTAGAGTAATTATTGCTGTCGCCGCCGCCCCAGCGTTATTCGTATAGTTCCAAACCCGCTGATAGGCCGTTGCTAGATTATAGATTGTCTGGTTCGGGTCAGTCTGTAGGCCAGTTGTAGACACCGTTCCGTTGGTCTGGATGAGCGGAATAAATAGAGGCAATTCGCGGCCGGGGCCGTTCATCGTAAACTTGATAATAGAGAAATTGTATTGGGAGGCATCTTTGATAATAGGCGCATCGCGGGTCTCATTGAACTTCACCGGCTGGGGAGGCTGTGATACCGTTAGATCGGCCGTCTTGCTAGAGGTCATCGTAGCGTTGTAGTATATCATTTCGCTATCGGCTCCGCCATCTACAACACTGCGAAATGAGTATGACATTCTACACTATGTAAATATTTTACTTGCCCAAATTGTTATAAGTCTTAGCAACCACGAATTCGTCGGGGGTCATACCAGATTTCTGTATCATCTGCCGATACTTGCCAATCGGCATCTTGTAATAAAGGAGGCGACAGACACAATGACGCCCGCACGTCTGCACATCATCTGCCAGTTTCTGGAGTTGAACCTTGTTGAAGATAACATGACATCCACTTTCTTCTAGGAGCCGGGTCAAATCGGGGTGATCCATTCGCATTTTCTCAAGCTGGTTCTTGGAAAGGCCGTCCTTCTGTGCGTCGGGAGGCTCCCCGTAAGGGTCAAAAAACTCTATTTGGCGCCCGTCCTTTATCATACAAGTCCAGTGCCCGACATTTTCGCTTTGTTGGGGGTAGAAAATGATCGCGCGACCGCGACTATCAAATAACTCGTTGATACTCTGGATTTCCTTTATTTTTTGATACGGGGTGATCTCTATATTCCCTCCCAATAAGCCACGGATATCATCATCGCTTA